TGGTGATAAAGTACGCCTCGCGCGCTGCTTCAACCATGCGGCGAAGGCGTGCGCAGTTGTCTGCTTCGCGTTTTGCGTACGACCGTTTGGTCCCTATTGTTGCCGACGCGTTGTCGCGGGCTTCGTCCTCTTCCCAAACCTGAATCTCATGCTCGAGTTGGTTGAGGCGGTTTGTGCTATACTCAAGCTGCTTCTCTGCGCCATAGCAAAAGAAGAAACCCGCGATGCCCTTCGCGTTGAAGTCGTCGGACGAGAACAGGTGGGTGATTGTCTCGAATGCCTCAACGGCAATTGAGTGTGCCTGCTGAGTGGGCGTGAGGTTTTCAAAGCTAGGTGTCTCGGTTTGTGTGGTGTCCGCCTGTTCCAACGCTTTGGTATCTGTCTTTGATTTAGCCATCTTACTTCTCCATATTGTGAGGATTTCCTTATCCTCGTTACTTGGTTCTTTTTCCCCCACTGACCGGGCCGAAGGGGGCTGGCCGGGGGGGAAGGGTCTGAGTCAGATTTCTCCCTGACTCGCCCTTAGGACTGGGATCAGCCGGGCGGCGCGGGGCAAGTAGAATCTGGCACACTAACACCCGGCGCGGCCGCCTTGGGCCGAACAAGCCGGGTGAAAATAAAACGACTATGCCCGATTGTACTTGCGCCGGGACGAACGGCTGATCCAAAGTCCAGCGAGTCAGGGTGAAATCTGACGCCGAACCCCCCGGTTAGCCCCCGTGAGACCCGTCAGTCTTTTGTGAGTGTTGTGAGTGTGTCCCTTGGACAAGCGGTACTCACCCGCTTCAGCGGGCAGAGACAAGCTTGCGCAGGCTCTGTCTTTGATGAGTGACGCGCTCCCCGTCTCGCCCCCTTGAGGGCGGCGGGGATGGCCCCGAACACATTTGCAGAAGAAAGAGCAACGAAAACAATGGAGCGATGTTACAACGGTAAGAAGGGGGATTGACACGCACCTAATAAGTGGAAACAGCATTGGGGGGGAAAGAGGGAAAGGGGGGGGCAAGGAAGGGATGAAACAGCAGCCGGAACGCGCAGACGCCGTGGAGAACCGTGCAGAAGAAGAGACCGGGTTGAAGGTGAGAGACAGCGACGGTCTAACCGTAAGACAACGCAACTGGGTGGATACCATCGTCGATGAAGGCGTCTCCAACATCGAAGCCGCAAGACGAGTCTGCAACTCTACAGAACATGCAGCAAAGTCATTCGCAGCCAGACAACCACGGCTACCGCACGTGCAAGCGTACATGCAGAAACGCGTCATGGATGCAATCGGAATTGCAGCGTTGCGATCTGTCAATACTCTCAATAGGTTAGCGGTCGCTGCGAAGAGTGAGTACGTCCAACTCGAGGCTAGTAAAGACGTGTTGGATAGGGCTGGGTTCAAGCCAATCGACCGTGCGCAAGTTCAAGTGGCGGGGGACATCAAGGTGAGTATCGACCTAGCCTAGTGGGTGATGCTACATAGTCTGCGTGTGCCGAGCGATGACCCCCCCCGGGGGGTCTTGCTTGGGCTAAGCAGGCGGGGACTAGGGGGGTGGGGGAAAAGTTGGGGTGCTGGTCCCCCCAATGCCCCCCTACTCTAGCGATAGTAAAAAAAGGTAAAAATGTTAAAAGCTGAAAAGGTGAATTGTCGTTGGAGTTTGGCAAGAAAGCCGAAGCCGGGTAAGGAGAGGTACAAGGGAGTTACGCCTGAGATTATGGTTCACCGTATTCGCAGGTATGTATTGAAGGGGAAGTGAGATGTGTTTTGGTGGTGGTGGGAGTGGCGCTCCTGAGTACAAGAAGCCTGATTATGGTCCTTTGCCGAGTACGAAGGTTGCTCGCAAGGAGGATAAGATTGAGCCTGCTATGGAGGATGTTCGTTATTCGAAGGTGCGGACTTTGTTTAATTCTAACTTGAAGGGTGTTTGATATGGCTTGGGAGTTTCCTGACGGTGTTGGTTATGAGGGTGATGTTCACACGATTGGCGCGCATGTTTTTTCTGGAAAGACGCATACGGTTAGCAGTCGTCGTTTATTGAAGGTTGCTGATCTTGTTCTTTCTTCTCAGCAAAAAAAGGTTGGTGGCAAAAAGGTTCGCAAGCGTCGAACGCGGGCGGAGATTATGGCTGACAAGCTGACGAATGACTTGGCTTCCAAGATGCTTGATGAGTAATTTTTTTCACAATCTGAGCGTTCGTGATCGTGATGTTCTTCGTCGTGTTGTTCAGGTTGTTCACATGAAGCACTATCCAAAGGATTTTGTTACCTCTCACGAGGCTGACAAGATCATTGCGGTGATTGGTCCTGACGTTGCGCAGAAGATGATTAAGGTTGGGATCGACCAGAAGATTATGGAGAAGTAGCGTGGAGCCTTTCGATCCTGAGAAACATGAACCTCTTCCTCGCGGCGACGGCAAGAAGATGACGGAGTTAACCGCGACGGGTCAGGATTCGGAGGGTTTTTGGTTTAACTACCCGCAGATTTGGTTCAAGGGTGAGAAGCCTCGTTTGCTAAGCGGGGAGAAGGCTTTCCAGCAGGCTTTATCTTACGAGTCGGAGTCTGGGAATTTGTTCCCCCGCTTTGATAGCAAAGATGAGGCAGTTGCGGCGGCGAAAGCAAGGAGCGATTCCGGTGGGGCCAGCAAAAGTTTGTTGATCGACCAGAAGATTATGGAGAAGTAGCATTCAGCTATGGGTAGTAATGAAGAAGAGGTAGATTAATGGCTAAAGACCCACGTCTAGAACGCGCTGGTGTGTCTGGCTACAACAAGCCGAAGAAAACTCCGGGTCACGCCACTAAGTCTCACGTTGTTGTGGCAAAAGAAGGCGACAAGATTAAGACTATCCGGTTTGGGCAGCAGGGTGTTACTGGTGATAAGAAGCCTACAGCTAGGCAGAAGTCATTCAAAGCCCGTCACGCTAAGAACATTGCCAAGGGCAAGATGTCAGCGGCTTACTGGTCCAATAAAACTAAGTGGTAATGTTGAGGTTTTTGTGAGGCCGTTCCGTGAGTATTGACTTTAAGTACAAGCCTGACGGCGAGGTTCTCAAGTCGTTCATGAAGGACGATTTATTTTTTCGTGGCATCAGGGGTCCGGTTGGTTCTGGCAAGTCTGTTGCTTGTTGTGTTGAGGTGTTTCGTCGCGCTTTAATGCAGGAGAAGAACGAGGCTGGTATGCGCCGCAGCCGTTGGGCAATCATTCGGAACACTAACCCCCAGTTAAAAACCACTACGATCAAGACTTGGCTTGATTGGTTTCCTGAGAGTGAGTGGGGCCGCTTTGCTTGGTCTGTTCCTTATACTCACCACATCAAGCGGGGCGACATTGACCTTGAGGTTTTGTTCTTAGCCCTTGATCGGCCCGAAGATGTTAAGAAACTTCTTAGTCTCGAACTTACGGGCGTCTGGGTTAACGAGGCGCGTGAGGTTCCAAAGTCTATTATTGATGCTTGCACGATGCGGGTTGGCCGTTTTCCTTCTATGCGTGATGGTGGTCCTAGCTGGACTGGTGTTATTGCCGATACCAACGCGCCTGAAGAAGATCATTGGTGGCCCATCATGTCTGGTGAGGTTCCTGTTCCAGACCACATTCCTCAAGAGCAGGCTCGTATGCTTGTTTCTCCGCCTAACTGGCGATTTTACACTCAGCCGCCGGGAATGGTTGAGCGGAAGGGTGAGGATCATTCGGTGATTGGGTATGATCGAAACGAGAGTGCGGAAAATGCCCGCAACATGAAAAAGGATTACTACACAAATCTGGTTGAGGGTAAGACGAAATCTTGGATCGATGTGTATGTGATGAATCGCTTGGGGCATATACAGGATGGCAAGCCTGTTTACCCGATGTTTGCGCCGGAAGTGCATGTTGCCAAAGAAGAAATCCCGATTGCTGCGAATGTTCCGCTATATGTTGGCGTCGACTTCGGATTGACCCCTGCTGCTGTTCTTGGCCAGAAAATCCGTGGCAGGTGGATGATTCAAGGCGAGATCGTGGCGATTGATATGGGGATTGTGCGTTTTGCAGAGGTTCTGCGCACTGAGTTATCTACGCGTTTCTCTGCTGTTAGTGATGTGTACATATACGGCGATCCGTCTGGTGACTTCCGCGCTCAGACTGACGAAACCACTCCTTTTCAAATACTTAGGGGCGCTGGCCTTCGTGCTTTCCCAACGCACAGCAACTCGGTTGATCTCCGGCTAGAGTCTGTTTCTTCTCAGCTTATGAAGATGAGCGAGGGAAAAGCCGCATTTCTGATTGATCGTCGCTGCCCC